TACAGTACCATCAGCATTCATTCCCCCTTTGATCATAAGATCTGCACGAGAAGAAATAGAATAATGTACGTGAGCTTCTGCTCCTCCTACAAAGTTGTAGAATTCACGGAAACCAGAACCTGTCTCAATATCAGAGAATCTTTCACCATACTCACCTCTTGCAGAACCTTTTCTGAAATACTTAGTACCAGGGCACAAGTAAGTATCAGCATCTAATCCTGCAGAGCTGTTATTGTTAACTAATTGTACAGTGTAAATGAACCCATCACCTGCAGGAAGAATATCATCAGCAGTAATGTAAAGTTCAAGACCATTGTACTTGTCATAAGTAATAATGTCACCATGTCCAAAAGCGCGCTTAGAAAGCTTGATTTGGAAAGTAGTACCATCAACACCTTTTGTACCTGCGCCAGCAATGTTTGCCACAACAAATGGAAGATCTTGAGCAATTGGAGTTTGCCACTTATACTCACCACGAGCATTGTCAACCATAATTGTGTTCTGACCACCAAAAGAAGCCATTTGATAAAGGGGCATTTCAACCTTTTGGGTCATTGCCCACAGATCCACAGGACCCATGTCCATTGGCTCTGCATTACCTAACATTGCAGTTAGGTGATAGGAATCAACATGAGAGCTCGCTTTATATTGCGTATCTCTCAAGAATATCCCATTATTTAAAACCGGAGTTGCCATAATTGATAAAAATTAAAAAAATTAAAAAAATAAAAAAATAAAAAAAATTAAAATCGTTTAAAAATATTTTGTTTTCTAGGTAGTTTTCTTCTGCTACTTGTCTCACTTAGTTCAGTTGCTCTCTCACCAGAAGTCTTTACAGATTGTTCAGTCTTCAATTTTCTAACTGTTTTCTCAACAGCTGCTTGAGAACCTTTCTCCATAATCTTAGCTTTGTATCCACCAGGATCTTGCAGTAACCATAATGCTTCAGAAATAAGCTGATAGTTAGGTTCTACAAATTGATACTTCTCAAGTAAGTGTCCTAATAAATTTGTATTGCTACCATTAATTGAAGGATATGCAGGTTGAACTAATCCATTAAATAACATTGATTGTGTTCTCTTGTCAATTTTAATATCTCCAACAGAACCTTCTTTTAATGCTGCGTATACATTATTCATGTATTGCTTAGAAGCATTTTCCTTCTGAATTTTTTTAGCTTCTTGCTGCTTAAGTTTTTGTTGAACAATCTTTTCTTGCATCTTGTCCAACTTTGGTTTAAACTTCTTAGCTTGTTGTTCCAGCTTACCGAGATCTTTCCAAGTCTCAATCTCTTCTTGAACCTCTTCAGGTGTACCATAACCCGTAGCACCAAGATATTCTCTAATAATAGCTTCTTGACCACTTTTAGATGATGGATCATATGATCTTGTTTCTTCTACTGCAGCTAGTGTACTAAATAAACCTCTCATATCAGTACCTCCATCAGCTACATACTTAGCAGCTGCTTGAAGTTCTCTTGGAAGACTTTCAAAGAATTGACGTGGAGTTTCTCTACGTACAGCATTTGCTTTTTCATCTAAGTTAGCTTGAATAAGTTCTTGCCAATCTTTAGCAGAATAATCTTCAAGTGCTTTATCATCATCAAAAGGAATGATCTTATCATCCTTAATTAACTTTTGAAATACATCTGTAATACCTGAAATCCTTTTTCTACCTCTTGTTTCTGTAGTTTCTTCTGCATCAATAGAGTCTAAAAGATCAGATGCTTCTTTTGTTGCAGTAGCATCTGTAGATGTTTTTACTACTTCTTCTTGAACTTCTTCTTGAACTTCTTCAGTTGATTCTTCTACCACAGGTTCATCAGTTTCTGTAACTGGCTCAGATTCTTCTGGCTCAGTAAATGACATATCTGCTTGAGGTTTAACAGGTCCAAAAATATTTGGACGAGCTGGCTTTTCATCAGTCACCATATCAGCACCTGTTGGAGCAGCTCCAAATATTTCATCAATGTTTACATCAACTGTTTCTACCTTAGTGTTCACGTTGCTTTCGTTATTACTCATAATTTATTGGTTTTAATACATTAATAATATAATCAAAATATTCTAATAAACTTAAAATATTTGACCAGAAAACTTTAATTTCTGTAGTACATAGCTATAGATAAAATCTTTTTATTCTTCAGCTTCTTGAGCATCTGAATCTTTTGAATCCATCATATCATACTTGTTCTTATTAGTACGTGCAATCTGAAGATTCTTATTAGCTACATCCCTTTGCGTAATCAATCTTTCACGTTCTATTTGCATTCTTTGATTAGCTATATTTTTATCAGTAGAAATTTTTTCTCTCTTAACCTCCATTTGAGACTGATACTGTTCTGTTTGTTTAAGATCTCTTACAGCATCTCTGTAATCACTCATCTGATTTTGATCAATATCTTGCATTGCACCATAACCTGCAGATTTAATCTCAGCAACCAAAAGATCTTTTTGACGTTCTTTATCATTTTCATTAGCTTCAAACTCAAGCTTCATTTTTTCTTCTTCTGCTTTAGCTTGCAATTGTTGTTGCTGCATTTGCTGCTGTTGCTGCATTTCTTGCTGGCGCATTGCAAGTTGTTTTGTTTCAGCATCTTTCAAGATATCTGTAACTTCTGCAATTGAATCAGCTTTAATGATATTACCAAGATCATATATACTAGCACCTGTTGTATTATTTGTAAGTGCCATTTGCTTTAACTGATCTAAGATTGCTCTGTGATTAGTTTTTGTTGTAGCAAAAATATTAAAGTCTCTAAGTAAAAGATCAGTGCCGTTCATTACAAAATTAACTTTTTCAGCCTCTGTTGTAATATAACTAAGCCTTAAGCTAGGTTTTGTACTTTGATAATACTGAGCTAAGTCTGTACGCATCTGGTGTACTCTAGGCATTAAATGATCTGAATGTTGTACAAAGTACATTTCTGTCTGTGCATATGATGCATTCATTGCTTGAGTAACCCCTGTTGCTGTTTGTTGTGAAATAGCACCCCCTAATCTTTGTGGATTAATCCCTATAGATTCAAAACATTGCTGTTTAAAATAATTAGCAAGTTGGATTCTAGACATCAATCTACCAGTCTGTTCCATATTAAGAACCTGGTAGTGATTAAAGTTTGTAGCATTCTCTGTATTAGTAATAGAAGTATCCAATGGTAACATCTGGAAATCCTTCATTGCTACATATGCCTTAGCATAGTTATGCTTACCCCAGTCCTCACCCATAGAGTGACGAGGCAATGCATTTTGATCAAACATAATAACAGTACCAAGTTCATCTACTAGAATGTCAGCTATCTGATTATTAACCATGTTATAACCAACCTGATATGCTTTCATTAAATCAACTAAAGAAGTAGATTTAGTATTTCTATCAGAGAATACTCTTCCTTCTACCGGAAGTTTACATCCATAAATTGTATGATTACCTTTAAACTGAAATGGAATTCTACCAGGCTTCTTTCTATCAATACCTAAATAAATAGGATTAATATTATCAGCCATATTAGATCTCCAAAATGCAGGTAAGTTTGGACCAATCTTAATGCCGCCCCATACTTCATTAATCCAAATATAATCTATATGCTCACCTTCAACTAAATTGTCTTTAGTTTTATTTTTAAATATTGATGTATCATATATAGGTTTCATTGTAACCTTATAATTCTCATCAACAATCTCTTGAGTTATTTTCCCACTCTTATCAATTGCAACAAGGTGTCCAATTTTTCTTTGAGTTTTCCAATACGTAGTAGTAACTCTCATTAAAGTTCCTTCACCCCATTGTTTAACATCTTCACCTTCATTGAGAATAGCACTTACTATATCACCACCTTTTGCAGGATCATCGGACCAATTACTTACAAACTTTCTATAGGCTAAGCCTGGCATGTTTGTATTCCACTCATGAGATCTAGATGAATCATAATATGCACCATCATTTTGATATCCATTAACTTGATATAAAGCAGAACGTGCAGGATATATCTTTTCAAGTGACTCAAGTTGTTCGTCATTCATCAAGTAACCATACTTGTCAATGATATCTGAAACCGTCATTAAATCAATCTTACCTGCAAAATTTGAATCTGATATATATCTTGTATCAGGAGACTTCTGATAAAATGTAAGTACAGGATTCCAAAGCTCAACATCATAATCATCATCTAACATTTTAAAATGCCAAAACTCACGATCTGTGATAAGCATATCTCTAAATGCTCTTTCCTCAAGCTCTTGCATTTTAAACTTTTCTTGGTCAACATTCATTTGATGCGTTGCCCATTCTTCTACCATACTACGGTATGTCTTAGAAAAAAAGTCTTCAATCTCAGGAAGTGTTTTTATATTTTCAGGTGAAAGTTGTTTGCTAACTTCAGGATCAGCGGGATTAGCTCCCATTTCAATCATCTTCTGTATTAACTTTGTTTCTGCTTCTGCTAGTAAAGTTTGTTCTACTTGAGCTCTTTTTTGCTCAAGCATTTCATTATATGATGTATCATCCACAGCTCTAAACTGAACTTTAGATATACGCTTTGTAAACTCACCGCATAATACATTTATAACATTTGGAACAATAGGATAAAACTTTAACTCTAATGCTGAGCTGTCTTCTTTTGTTAAGACATCCATTAGATCTTTATATTCATTATCTTCTTCAATAATGTAATCTGTTTTATCAATAATACCTTTTGCTAATTTATAGTTCTTAAGTAATCTTCTAGAATGCATTCTTAAAAACTCTAACCCTTGTAGTTCAAGCCAATCTAAATTCCATGCTGACCAATCATCATCTTTTTTCTTAGAAGATAGAAATTGAATAGGTTGAGTTAAACTTGAGGTAGTTGGATACTTACCTTCTGATTTTGCACCTTTCTTTAACTGCAAAGCATTAACTACTCTCATTATCTAAAATTTTTAAACCCTGATCTTTTAGTTCCTTTAGTTCTCATAGACTTTCGCTTACCCATATTACTAAACGGACTATACTTTAATTTATACAAATTTTCTGACTTTTGCAATGAATTATCTATATTAGATTCCTTTCTTTTAGCGTATCCTCTATTAGATTGCTGTATTTTTGCAAAAGCAACCAGTGCTGAAAATGCAACTAAACGGTCAACATTTAAACCTGGATAGTAGGCTAACATTTCAGTAAGGAGCATTTTATCAGGGATTCTTGTTACTCCTTTAGTAGTAGATATAATGTTACCCTCTATATCTAATTCTTCATCTATATCCTCTCTAAGAAACTCAATAGCATAAGATATTAAATGACTCTTAAATAATGTACCAGTATTCTTCCAACCATACTCTTGAAATACAGATCTATTGGAACCAAGGTCCTTTAAGAATAATATCTGTTGCTTTGGTACAAGATACTTTTGTTTCTTTTTACTGATCATATACTGAATAAATAATGAAATGTTATTCTCCACTATTGTCCATGCATTATACCATTCTATAATCAGCTCTAGTTGCTCATGTGTTTTATTAATATCATCATACCTACCACACCATGCGGCAACTATTTTATCTTTTTCTATAAAATGCTCTAACCCATTCTCTGTTTCTCTAGTAACCTCCACCGGGTTCTTGTATACAAAGATGCTGCACAATGAGTCTGATGTAGTTGTCTTACCTTCTGATACGGGGTCAATGGAAGCATAGTATGTACCAAACTCCGGATTCTTAGTGGGACGCTCCCATACTACTAAACACCCTGTTTTATCTGCCATCTTTCTGTCCACAGGAAACTTAGATATTGGAAGTTTTTCTGTACGCTTAGCAATAATACCTTTCTCATCCCGTTCAAGTTTTAGATGCTCATATGCATATTCTTTTTCCTCTATTGCCTTTAACTGCTTAGATAATATTCCTTGAGGAAAAATAGATTCTTTTCTATATGCAAATGCTTCAGATATATTTGTTGGTTTCTGAGATATCCTTAACTGATACTGTTCTGGATTTAAAGATGTCTTCCACTCTGCTCTTTCTTTCCTAATAGCTTCAAGAGCTTCTTTCACAAGAGAGTTGCCATATTCATCAATATACGGAGGCATGGACCATTGCTCAGGAATAAATAATCCTGCCATACCAATAGTACCATCCTTATCCAATAAGTTAGTTTCTACAGTATATATATCATTAGCTGCAGGGTTTAATATCATATCTTTCAATGGATTACATTGATCTAGATCCCCTACCGATCCTGCGGCAATAAACATACCGGTGGTAACCATACCAGATATCATTGCAGGTCTTAAGTACTCATAGGTCTCAGACATCTTAGGTGCAATACCAGCCTCCTCATGAAAGAAGTAAGAACATGGACCACCAACTCCAGTTGTTGCACTCTTCTCAAAAGATGCACCTTGTATCTTAGATTTAAGGCCTCTGGATGTTTTACGATTATTTACCTTTACTTCAATCTTCTGCTCCCACAAAAGAACCTTCTCAGGATTACATGGTCTATACCATGCAGTATGCTCATTTAAGAATGTCTTATACTCATCAAGAAACTTCCATGAACCTTTATCATTGATGTAATCTTTAAGAGAAGCCCCAATCTTACAGATGCTACCCTCCTCAAACCAATAGGTATTTATGATCTTACCCATATGAAAGTAAGAAGAAGCTATCTGACGTTTTTTAAGTATTGCAGAATGCTTATAGTGCAGTTCTGCAAGTAGCTCATACAAAGCCATATGGTATTGCGCATCTCTTACTTTAGCAAAACCAAACTTCTTTTCTTCCTTATTAAAAATAGGCAAGAAGTTTAACCACATGTAATAGTCTCTGGTAAGATACCATGTAGTTCCTTTGTTGTGATATATTACACCATCACGACATTTATTCTTTTCGGTTTCCCAATAAGTTATAAAGTCTTTAGATCTAAAAGGTTTATCACAGTAAAATCCATACTCTTCAAAGAATCTAGCTTCTTTATTAAATATAGACGCAGTTTCATCAAAAGCATACTCCCCAGGCTCTTTGAACAAGGGGAGTAAAAAGTTTATAAAATCTTCACGAGTCTCAAACTCTGTGGTACGCCAGGTACCATTGTCATATGTGTGTATTGACTTATGCATTTATGATTGCAAACACATCTTCAGCATTTAGAAGAAAGTGTTCTTCACCATCATGTATCATAACTGTTGGTTTAGCATAGTCAGCATACTGAATAACCTGTCCTGGTTCAATAAGCTCTACAGTATTACCAACAGCTACCACAATAGCTTTACACTCTTTCTTCCCCGTTCCCTCTGGAATTAGTATTGATGTTCCTGCAAAGTACTTCTCTGCTTCTTTCTTCTTTACTAGAATCTTTCTTCCTACCGGTGTGATTTTCTGATTTTTCATTTTTAATTAATTTAATGTCATCCCAATATGGGAAAATATACTCGTTATTCATAATTATAATTGATCATATGCTAACCCCTGTCCACCTCTTACAGAACTTTCTTGCTCTTGTCTCATATCTGTAAATGCACCTTTATATGATGTTCTAATCTGCTCAAACTTTGCAGCAGCATTGACTAATGAATTGATGTTACCATCTCTCCCGTGCTCTATTGAAGTTGTTTCCATGTATCTAGCTAATCTATCCAGCATAGACTTAATGCCCTTGTATGCCCTGTATGTGGGTGTCTCATACATCTTCTTACATAGTTCCAATGCTCTTGCAATAATAGGATCTTCAGTAGACTCTTCAAGTTGCACCTCTTCAATAATTATATCCTCCTTCTCATGCTCTGGCAAATTAAAGAAAGGATTTAAATCTGGATTAGGACAACTCATGTAAAATACATACTGGTATATTGATAAATAAGTATCTGGATATTCATCCATAACTGCCTTAAGAAACTTTAGTGTATAACAGTGTTCTGTTGGTACAACTTTATTATTCTGTATATCAAATAGTCTTACAATCATTTGTTATCTTTTAGCCAGTTTATTAAAGTCATCACCTCATCTTTAAGATACGGTAAATCATACATAATCACATCCTCTACTACAGGTTCTCCATTTATATGCTCATTAATTGGGTACCCATTTGTATCAGTACCTAATTGTTTAAACTTTACATGTTGAATAGTTAACTTTCCCACCTTTAGTTTAGGGTTGTGCTTTTTAATAATATACGCATAAATACTGAGTTGTAAATTATAGTGTTTTAAATTACAATCATCAAGGTGTTTAACAGGAGCAAACATCTTAGATGTTATACCTTCCCAGTTTGTAAATCCTTTCTCGCGTATTTCTTTGTTAGTCTTGTAGTCATTAATGTTTATGTGTCCATTCACTACCTCAACCAAATCTGCTTGACCACATAACCCTACAGACTTTAAATATACCATGTGCTCAGGGTAAAGACCTTCATCAAGTTTCTGACTTGGTGCTATCTTAATACCATCATCATTAATAATTGGTTTGATGATAGGTATATCAACACCCTCACGTTGAATTGTTTCAAGGCTAAGTACATCTGACTCACGTTGGTTATGATACCAGTTTCCTAGTTTAATAGCCCTTTGAGTTTCATTATCCCAAGCTTGCATGATTTCTTCTGGAGTCATACCATACCACTTGGATCTTTTGTTCTTAGCAGACTTTTTGGCTTGACCTTCTCTATCAAACTTAGGTTTAAAGTTGCTAATGAATGATGTTACACTAGTCCAATTTATACCTTCATCTTCTATACTTTGGTATAGATGTCCATCTTCTTTAAATGTAATAGCCATTATTCTTCGTTTATAGAGTCAATTAATTTATCTTCAGTCTCCTCATTCATAACAGCTGTCCATTTACCTTTTGGGCAAGATGTTGACATTGATCTTGTTTTAAGTGCTAAGCTGCATCCGCATTCAGAACAACATGGTTGTGTGCCCGGTGCTAAACAAGATTTACCTATATAATCAATTAGATTACATGTTTTGCAAATAGCATATCTATAAGCTGCTTCAGCTTCAATATGCTCCTGTTTAAATATTCTATTCTTAATTCCTTCAAGTATTTGAGAAGAGCTTTTAAATGCATCAAGATATTTACTTAGATTTTTCATTTTTAAAATTTTTCTTTTCTTCTATATTCTCGTTTAAAGTCTTTAAGACATTCTGCATATTATTAAGTTTCTCTCCAACATTTACACTTTTCTCATACCCCTTGTATGTAGTCTTCTTAATATTGTCTAGGATATCCTGATTCTTTTGTATTGCTTTCTCTAGTTTATTCTTTCTAATATAGAATGTACCTAAACCATCAAGCAGTATCTTAGGATAGTCTAATGCAGACAAGCTCTTTCTTACTTTACCATAATAAAAGTTTATAAAATCATTTACAACATCTGGATGTACACCCACCTCTTCAGCAATATCAGCTTTAAACTTCTTGTAACTTTTCGGGTTCACTTCCTAATATTTTAAAATCTAAAAGTACCAACCCTGAAGTTTGAATATTTAAATCAGCATTAACAGAAATAGTCTTCTTGCCATCTGCATCCTTAACTACTAAATCTTTTTTACATGCTTTTGTAACTGCATTCCTTGCAGACTGTGCGCTCTTAAACACGCCCTCAGTCTCCATAAGCTTGCAGAACTCACTAAGATTTATATTACCACACTTTGCCAATGCGGTTAAACATTCTAGATCTGAATTACTAATTTGTACTTCATTAAAAAAACAATAGGTCATTATCTGATACCGGATTGTATCAGACAACGAAACCTTTCTTTTCTCTTCTACTCTTTTTACTACTGCCATCTTATAAGCTTAATAACATTTCAACTAATCTAGGATCCGGATAGCAATCAGATTTACCACGACTAACATTTGTGTGAGTAATCAATCCCTTTACTTTTCCATAATATGCATCCTCATTCCATTCAAATGCTTTATGACCACCATACTTCTTGATCCACTGTACTAATCCAACTCTTGGATCAATATTATCACGCTCAGCAACAAACAAAATCCACTTCTTAGTTTCTTCTATTTGTTTTTCAGAATAACGATGATATGTCCTATAACCTCTAAACGGTTCATCTAATAAAGCAACTTGACTATCTGCAACCCTTCTACCTGTATAAGACTTTTGATCTTTGAGATATCCCATTGAACATATCTCCAATGCGACTGTATGCTTGTTCATATACCCAGAACCACTACGACCTAGATGCCACGCTTGACCTCCGGTGGGGAAGCATTGTACCATCACCCCATCATACTCATCATTACCAGCAGCACAGTCTTGACCACCTAGGACAAACTCTGTGGCTATACGACCTCTTGAGTCCCTACCCCAGTAATCAATTACCTTATAGGGGTTTGGTCCACTAGCTGTATGATGTAAACAGATGTAGTCATTCTTTACAGGGCCATCCAGGTACTCACCCTTTGGCAAGTAATAACGATGGATCTTCTGACCGTAGTTAGTCTCAAAGAATTGATCTTGAATATCACTACTCTCATCAATAGCACTGTCCGAATGTTCCTTGTTAAGTAACAGCGTCCAGGTTTGATTCCCCACTACCCCATCAACCTTGAGATCATTATGCATTTGAAAGCGAACAACCGCCTTCTCAGTATTAGGACCAAAGATTCCATCAGTCTTAAGATTAAGTAACTTCTGGAGCTTCTTTACATCCTCACCTCTTGAACCTTTCCTAAGCAATTGCATTAGTCTCTCTTTAGAGTTCTCTTAGGTGCACCCTCAAATTCTTCTTCCCATTCTTGACCAGCCTCACTCTGAGCTTTCTCACCAGCACCATAAGCCTGAGCTAAGAACATCTGAGCTTGCACACGCTCTGCACGTTGCTTCTCAATATCAGTGAGTAGTTTCTCATACTCCAATTGCACCTCAAGATTCTTGATACTTTCTTTATAAAATTTAGTGATCTCAGCACGTTTTTTCTTCATCTGCTCTGGAGACATTTCTGTTGTAGTCTCAGGAGTTTCCACATTTTCTTTTACTTCTGCCATTGTATTAGGTTTTTAAATTAACAATAGAAGTAAATATAAATAAAAAATATTTATTCTTTCAGGCTGTCAGATATTTTTTTCAACTCCGCACACTTTTCATACTCCTCCTGCTCCTCGAAATGTCTTATGATCTCAGATACTTGATCACGAGTAGGGTCATCCGGGTCATGCGCCAACACAGCAGTATAGTCTGTATCCACAGTAACGTTCATAAATTCCAACATAGTAATCTTACCAGTAAGCATAAGATAAGAATTATCAAAAGCAGAATACATTATATCCTCCCCCATCTCCATGAAATCATCAAAATCAAACTTATCCATAACTACCCTATACATCTAATATACCATTTTTTAAACACCCCCCTTACACCACAAATAAAATTGTTACCCCCGGTATCATGAAACTTATGTGTGTGAGGTTTTAATGGGGTTATAATATTTTGCTCCCCAACTATTGCAAGGACGCGTGGTACCCCCCGGTCAACTAAGGTGCTACTGTGCAAGGCGCGCAGGCACAAAAAAAAATGTGCAGGGGGGAGGGTCATTGTGTCCGTTGTAATGTGAGTGTGTACTATGTTATGTGCTCATCATCCAAGAGAAGTCTCTGTGTGAAAGACAGAGCAGGCAGGGAGGGCACGAGCCTTGTATATATATGTGCGTGTGAATGTATCTATATAAAGCAGTTTATTCTGCTCCCTTGCTAATCATTGGTGTTCACTTATACACCACCGGGAATTTTCCCATTCATTACTTAAATGTTTTATTATGAGTGTATTCTTTTATTCTTTGCACGTCAACAAGAACACGGACAAGGTTACCGTGATTTGTACTGACAAAGCAGTTACTGACGCAGGTGTTGGTGTTACTGCAGGAGGCTTGAACTTTGCTATGGGTTCAGGGAGTGGTGTTCAATACGGTGTTCTTGCCTTTAGAGATACCGAAACTGGTAAGCCTGTGCAAGCCAGCACTTGGAGTGGTATGGAGACCCTCAAGAATTGGACACGTGGTCTTGAACTTGATAACCTCAAGATGGGGGATAACAAGGTCATTGACCAGAAGACTGGAGAAGCCACATCTATGGTGTGGGTAGAACCAGCATAATCCTAGAGATAGGGGGCGCAAGCCCTCTACCTTTTATGCCAAACTGTTTCTCTATTAGCAAATCTGTTCTCTGTTAGCAGATAGTTCCGCTTATTCTGCTCCTCTGCTACAAAACGGTGGGTGTAAGTGCCTGACAACTAATTGTTTACGTGTGTTAGTGTTTATGTGTTACCACATATTTCCACATATTACCCCTTTTATTAATCCTTTATTTTCTTAATCAACATAAGTATATACATAGCTATACCACTTATGTTATCCTTTAATCTATCCCTTATGAAATCAATAGTACATATACCAGAGAGTAGCAAAGAAGAATACTATGTTGGCTTTGTTAATGCTCTTATAAGTATTGAGCATCTTATAGATGAGTTCAAAGAGCAGAACCCGGATTACAGTGAGTGGAGTGACGTAGATGAGATCATGTATAGTCAACTCATTCAATCACAAGGAACACTATCTAATGTGGTCCAACAAATAGAAAAAGTATCTTAAACCCTTAAACCCTTTTATCATGTCCGTA